TGAATGGGTTTGGGTCTGCTTAGGTGCGTGCCCCATTCACCTTTCCCCCCAAAAAAATTATCAGTTTTCTCTTTTCTGCATCTTTTATTTATGCGTATAATGACTACATAGCACATAAGGGATAGCATGATGAATATAGAGTTAAGCAAGAGCGTTCCGCTCCCCGAACCCAGAAGGACATACCCGTATAAAGAGATGGCTATTGGCGATTCTTTCCTCATTGAAGGGGGTAAGCTGCAAGTCGTGTGTAACGCCAATTACAGAGCCTCTAAACGCCTTGGAATGAAGTTTGTAGCCCGTAGAGAAGAGATAGGAGTCAGAGTATGGAGAACGGCATGATGAACGGCATGATGAACGGTACAGGACCTTCTTTCCTAGCCATGGAAGAAGCTAAACGGATGTATATGGATAGGGTTCAGAAGATGACCCATACCGAACTCTATATGGAGTTAATGCGGGTTCATACTGAAAGCTCTAAGCTCTTATCTAACGCTGAAAAGGAAATTATCCGCCTTCGTGAAGCCTTAGAAGGCTATGATGACTTCGCATCGAGTGACTGCTGAAGACCGTATCTATTTGGAGTATCTCCGGTACATCTATAAAACGGAGATGATTCATGCTTGCCAATGTATCTACGATAAAGAGAAGATTGAGCTAGCAGCCAAGTGGAAGAGAAAGTATCCGCAAAGCACTTACAAAGAGTTAATCAAGATGGCAAAAGACCCTAAAGCAAGAGCGATTATTGCCAATTGGGATGTGGATAACTTTAGAAGCGCATCTAAATGAAATTTAATTTAAAGCAGTTTTATCAATTTTGCGCCCAACTCAAGATTGAAACCAAAGAGCAAGGCTTACGCAACCTTGATGACTTGCTCGGTACCCAAACCTATGTCATGGATGAGATAGCCTCCGGACTAGAGGAGGGAATCCATTTCTTTGTAATCCTTAAAGGACGGCAGCTTGGAATCACAACCATCTCACTCGCACTTGACTTGTACTGGCACTTCATTAACCAAGGTCTCAATGGCACTTTGGTTACAGACACGGAGGAAAACCGGGATATGTTTAGGGGGACGCTTGCCGCTTATATGGACGGTTTACCCAAAGAGTACCGAATCCCATTACTTACCCATAACCGGAATAGTCTTTCCCTCAAAAACCGTAGCCGTATCTTTTATCAAGTCGCAGGGCTTAGAGCAAAAGGTTCACTTGGTCGCGGCAAAGGTATCACCTTCCTCCATGGAACAGAGACAAGCTCATGGGGAGATGAGGAAGGATTAGCTTCCTTGCTAGCCTCGTTAGCTGAATCCAATCCTAAACGACTGTATATCTTTGAATCTACCGCTCGGGGGTTCAATATGTTCCACGATATGTATGTGACTGCCAAGAAAGCGCGTACTCAAAAGGCAATCTTTTGTGGCTGGTGGCGTAACCAGTTCTACTCTGCTGACCCTGATTCTGATGTCTATAAGGTCTATTGGGATGGAAAACTGACCTCTGAAGAGAAGGAATGGACTAGAGAAATTAAGAAGCTCTACAACTATGAGGTAAATTCCCGTCAAATGGCGTGGTGGCGCTGGAAGTTAGCTGAAGGTATTAAGGATGACGCCCTCATGTATCAAGAGTTCCCGCCTACCGAAGACTATGCCTTTGTGATGACTGGCAGTTCTTTCTTTTCTAATGCAAGGTGTACAGATGCCGTTAAGATTGCTAAAAAGATTAATTTCGATTGCTACAGATATGCGATGGGCGCTAATTTCCAAGATACTGAAGTTGTCAAGTCAACAGAAAGACTTGCAACGCTTAAAATCTGGGAGGAACCAATTGATACTGCTTACTATGTCATTGGTGCTGACCCCGCTTACGGTAGTTCTGATTGGGCTGACCGCTTTTGCATACAAGTGTACCGTTGCTATGCTGACGGTATGGAGCAAGTTGCTGAGTTTGCTACAAGCGAAATGAACACTTATCAATTTGCTTGGGTGATTGCTCACTTAGCGGGTGCCTACAAAAACTCTACCCTTAACCTTGAAGTCAATGGTCCGGGGCAAGCCGTTATTAACGAATTGCGTAACCTCAAGAGGCAAGCGTCTGCGATGGGCGGAGCGTATGGCGGAAAACTCATGGATGTTTTAGGTTCAATGCAAAACTACATCTGGCGCCGTAATGACACCATGGGCGGTATCTCTAACAGCATTGGCTGGATAACTACTTCCCAAACCAAGGAGCGGATGCTCTCCTACATGAAAGATTACTTTGAGCGGGGCATGATGGCAATCTACTCCCTTGATTTGATTGAGGAAATGAAGACCATTGTGCGTGACGGAGCTTCCATTGAGGCTTCAGGTCGCAACAAAGATGACCGAGTAATTGCTAGCGCTTTGGCAGCAGCCGCTTTTGCAGAGCAGCTTCAGCCGCGCCTCATAGCTCAAAAGATTACCCGTCAAGTGTCTCGCGCCCAAGAAGACCATACCCCTGAAGAAATTGCAGTTGGCAAGAATGTAAGTAATTACTTAAAGCGCATTGGTGTGTATGGAAACCCGTAAAGTTAGAACCAAAGCGGAGCTGCGTAGGATTATCGGTAAATTCTTGCGTGACCCCAATCGCGGTATCAGCATTAACTTGTTTGCCGATGTCTGCGGAGTCAACGAAGCGCACATGAGAGATGTCTTTATCTATGAGACTGAAAACATGGGCGAGTACCTCCAGCGCCGGGTGTCTAAGGGCTATGACGCATGGATACGAGGCGAAGTAGCCATCATGCAAAACAAAGACCGAACAAAATTTGTAGAGTTCCGCAGAGAAGCCAAACCTAGAATGGCTAGAACAACGGGCTTGCAAGTGATTAACGGAGAGATTAAGATTAGGGTGGGTATAAGCAATATGAACGATTATACGAATCAAACACTTGACGAGCAACTGAAGGGGAGATAACAATGGCGGTAATCAACGACTATAAGTGTGAGAAGCATGGGTACTTTGAGGCTAGAAAACCTCAATGCCCAATGAAAGGGTGCGAAGCGGAAGTCATGCTGGTCTTTTTACAAGCTCCAGCATTAATGTCACAAAGGACTAGGAAAAATGATAAAACGGTTAAGCAACTGGCTATGGACTTTGATATGTCAAACATCAAGTCAACCCGCGAAGGAGAAAACCAAGCCGGCTTCTTCACGCGCAAAAACAAAACCAGCAAAAAGCAGCTCGAACACGAAAAAGCCGCAGCCGAAGCAAAGCAGCGCGAAGCGCGCCCGGGGGACTCGGCAATCTGGGGCGGCAAAGGCGGAATGAATATGGGGTCTATACTGGGAGGAAATCAGTTCCGTTCAGTAGCTGGAGAGTCCGTTGGTTTCAATCCAAAAGATGCTGGCAACTTGACGGGACCTAAAGCGGCAAGTTATATTGCAGACCATGAGAACCTTACTGTGAAAAAGTAAATGAGAATCCCAGAGAACAACGAAGCTAGAGAAATTTTTTATCTTGATTTAATTCAAAAGTGTCTAGTTTCGATAGATGAGCGCAAAGCGGATTACTCATCTTTGCGTTCATGGTTCTTGTTTGGAAATGGTCCAGATGAAGGTCCGGCAATCTTTAATAAGATTTATCCGCACATTGACCAGCTCACCAGCTTCTTATACTCAGCAGAGACAACACGATTCTCGATTAATGTAGGAGCTTCGGTTCCAACATTAGAACAAATTAAAGTCCCAACCTTAACAAAAGCCCTTAATGATGAGTGGCTTAATTCCAATGCAGACCAAGTTTTTAGCTTGGCGTTGACATGGGCTTTAGTGTTCAACACGACTTATGTAAAACTGGTGATGAACAACGGTATTCATCCGTTTATGATTGAGCCGTCATCTATGGGTGTATTGCGAGAAGATACCCCGCAATCCGATAGACAAGAAGCTATTGTTCAAATTTATTACATCACTCGCAGCGAGTTGTACAACAGACTGTACAAGCATCCTAAGCGCGAACAGATTGTTAAGCGAGTCACTTCAGGTTATCACGCTAAAACCGATGAAGTTCCTGAAGGCGTTAATCGAATTATCATGTCACAGTCTCAACCTGAGATGTACGGTAATGTGGATTTAGACTTAGCTGGCATGAATCGTTATAAAGCTCGGGTAGCTGAAGACACAATCAAGATGCACGAACTTTGGGTATGGAATGACGATACTCAAGACTATCAAGTAGTGACAATGGCAGACCCCGATATAGTCATTTATGACCGTCCGGGCGCGTCTTTATTCCTTAAGGGCGAATGTCCTTTTGTTCAAATTACTCCTAACCCACAGTTTGATTACTACTGGGGCTTGTCAGAGGTTCAGCGCCTTGTACAGTTACAGGGCTTGCGTAACAACCGTATGACAGAGGTATTGGATTTGCTTTCTAAACAAGTAAACCCACCAACCGTATTTACTGGCTTTACTGGCATTACCGATGAGAAAGCGTTTGCTTTCCAGCGCGCAGGGTCTTTTGTGTCTAACGATATGCCTAACAGCAAAGTGGACAGGCTCTCGCCTAATATGCCGCCAGAACTTTTTGAGGTAATACATGAAGTCGATGCGATGTTTGCTGAAGCCAGCGGTATCAGTAGCGTTCTTAGTGGTCGTGGCGAGCAAGGTGTACGCTCCGCTGGACACGCAAGCCAATTGGCTAGACTTGGTTCAAGCCGCGCTAAGAAACGCGCTCTCATTGTTGAAGATAGTTTAGAGAAGGTCGCAACGCTATATCTCAAACTCATGCAAGCCTACGACAATACTCACTTTTCTGATGAGTACGGCAATAAATTTATTGCAGAGCAATTTACCAAAGACTTTGTGGTTAAAGTGGACGCCCACTCTAATAGCCCAATCTTTACTGAAGACTTACGCGCACTTGCATTTAATTTATTTAAAGCGCAAGCTATTGATAAGCAATCTTTACTTGACTTGCTTGAGCCTCCGATGAAAGAATTGCTCAAAGACAGATTAAAGAAACGCGAAGAAAATGCAGCACAGGCACAGGCAGGAGGCGCCGCTTCAGCAACACCAGCGCAGCCAAAGCCTAAAGGCGGTAAACCAGATTTGAAATTGGCGGAGGGTACATAATGGCAACTAGAGGAACGGTATCTCCTAAGGCGGACCAACCTAGGGTAAGCACTAGCTCATTGCGTGAGACTTCTGCTCCAGCAAATTTGCAGTATCGTGTACAAGGTATTAAAACATTTACTGGTAGAGATACCCGTAAAACTGGTAGAGAATTAGGTAGGGGATAATTTTTTAGGAGATTATGATGCGTAAAAGTTATAAAAAAAGTCGGAAGACTCGTAGATAAGGTTTCCTTCACGGGAGAAAGGGTTGTGGCTTCCTTACCCTATAAATAGGTCGCTGCCTTCGTATTGGAGATGAAAATGCGTAAAGCTCGCAAAGGTCGTAAAGCTCGCAAGTAATCCGTAAGGATTGCTTTGGGTGACCAAACAAGTCCTACGGGGAGGAGGAAACTAAATAAACCTCCCCACTTGACAATTTGTGATAGTTAGAATAAATAGTATTTAACTGTTAATTAAGGAAATATATGAGTGTTCCACCAGATAAAATGATGGAGTTGATTAAAAACCAACAACCCGGCGGGGCGCCAGCTCCAAATATTACGCCTGAACCACAGGCAAACGGTATGTCGGATTCTTCTACCGCTCCAATGGGTACACCAATGTCAACGCCTGAACCCAAAATGGGTAACAAAGAAGGCGCAATGGTAAACCTTTCAATGGCTCAAGACTTGTTAGAGCAAGCACTTCCTTCCGTTGGCTCAGATAGCGAAGAAGGTAAAGCAATTCTTAATGCCATTAATGTAATAAACAAAGTTATCGGTCCTCGTAAGGGCAAAACTAAAGAATTGCAGCAATCTGAAATTTTGCAGATGCTTCAAAACTTGCCTCAAGCTGGTGGTGCAACGCCTGAAGGTACAGCAATGTCTAAAGCACCGGCAGTACCGAATATGCCTCCAATGCCAGCAATGGCG